CCTTCGGCTCCTGCACGTCAGAAGCAGTTCCATGAAATGTCCAGCAAGGAACAGGAAATGGAATTGTTGAAGATGGCCGCAGAAGCTGATCGTGCCTAAACTCTGGTTCTAGCAGAAAGATAATACTAAAATGGCTAACGTATCTACAAGTGGTTCTGTTGCTTCACAGTTTCAGACCTACTTCTCAAAACAACTATTAGAACGGCAGATCCCCTTGCTCCAGATGGAGCAGTTTGCCCAAAAGGTTCCTTACCCGACGAAAACTGGCGGCAACAAGACCGTCCGTTTCTTCCGGTTTGATAACCCCAGCATCACCTCAATCACCACTCTTTCCGAGGGAACTTCTCCTTCGGGTGGAACCGGTGAACGTCAGTTGACCCTGACCACGGTTGAAGCGACCCTAGTTCAGTACGGCTCCAGCATCGTTCTCACGGACGTGTTGCTCGCCACCGAACTCTTCAACCACTTGGCACAGGCCACGAAGCAACTCGGCGAGGACGCAGCGTTACACGCTGACACCCTGTCGCATCGCGCGTTGGTCTTGAACACGACTGACTCCACGAGTGCTGGAACAACCGTTTCTACTGCGGCTTATACCCGCTATGCTCAGAACGGAACAAACGGAACCAACTTCCAAAGCGCATCGGCGGCTAACGCCTCGATGACTGCTCTTGACTTGTTGGATGCCGCGACTGCCCTCAAGGTCAACCGCGCTCCCAAGATCAAGGATGGTTACGTTCTCGTTGCCTCTCCTCAGGTCACTCGTGACTTGATGAACGACGACGACTTCCTCCGCGTGTCTGCTTACTCTGCTCCGGATGCTATCTTCCGTGGCGAAGTTGGTCGGCTCTTCGGCGTTAGCGTGATCGAATCCACAAACAACTTGACGGCTGGAACTGCGGCTTATGGTGTTGACACCACTGCCACTGGCTCCAACTACGCTTCCATCGTTCTCGGTGGGCAGGCCTTCGGCGTGCCTCACTTGACAGCGATTGCAGCAACCGGATCGCCTTACGCTCCTAAGGTAACGATTCTGGATGCACCCGACAAGAGCGACATCTATGGACAGCGCACCTATGCGTCGTTCAAGACGTTCTACACTGCCAAGCAGTTGAACCCTGCGTTCTACCGCGTGGTGTGGTCGAAGAGCAACTACAGCTAAAGATACTAATGGGAACCATGCTAGTTATTGGTATGGGTCCTCGGAAAGCTGGGGAGGATAAAACCTCCCCAGCTTCTTCCAACGGAGGTCAAATGAACGAAGGAATGAATAATAGCGGTGACATGAAAATGCCACAAGGCATGGTCATGTTGCCAGTCTCAATGCTTGAAGTTACGGATGGCGGAGAGAATGTTGGTCCTTCTGAAGGAGATCACGTTGAACTCAGCGGTGTTGTCCACATGGTTAAGAACGGTGTAGCTCACATCAAAGTCAATGACGCAATGATGGAAGGCGAATCCGACAATAATCAGCAAGACAATATGTCTGAAGAGGACAAAATGCGTAAGTTGGCACAGTCAGCCGACGAGGAAAGCTATAGCTAATGCCGATCTACCAGTACACCGACACCCGAAATGGATCAGTCGTTGAACTGGAGAAATCGGTTGCTAATCGGGATTCAGTTCCCAAGCACCTCAAGAGGTTTACTTTTCCACAACGCTTGGCAGTATTTGGAATCGGAGAATCCCCATCCGATCCAAGGCTGTCGAGTACATCAACAATTATGAAGGGGTACTACAAACAAGAACAAAAGCTTGGGAGTAGGTTCAAAAGCAGCTTCAGCGCGGATCAAGTGAAACGTGCCTGGGGTCGAAAAGGAGATTAAATATGGCCAGTGCATCACAAGAATATCGTCGTCGTGCGCAGCGAGCCAAAGGCAAAGTTATTGCTTTTGACACTGCGAAAGAAACTTCGGTGTTTGACATCACAACGCTTGCAACAACCGGAACTTTTGGTTCTGCTGCATCTACGGCAAATGGTTTGACAATTACCGTAAATGGAACGAACTATAAGATTCCATTGTTCACATCACCCTAATGTCACGCGCATTAGATAAATTCCAAGGTGGAAACGGATTTACCGTTGGCACTTCTGGAACTGCGACATCAGGCTATTGGGCGATCCAGATGCTTGCCGATACCACGTTTACCACAATCAGCGGAAATTATGATGGTACGCTGACTGGCATAACAATTGGTTCCGGAAACATCATCTACGGCGAGTTTAACAGCTTTACGGCTGGAACTGGCCGAGTGATTGCTTACAAATCGGCTTAATGGAATTAGCAGTCAACCCGCCAAAGGTTCTATCCCTTGGCGGGTGATTGCATTGTGATTTTATGCCAAGATTGTCTTTAGGATTGGGAGTGCAGAATGTTCGCAAGATTAGTGGTGGCGGAGGAACACCGTCATTTGGACTACCAGCACAAATTATAGTTTCTGGAGCCGGAATTGCGAATGGAACATATACAAAAACAACTTTAGCTGGAGTTAATACTCCAGCACCAAATTCTGGAACATATAATTATTTATTGGTAGCAGGTATTTTTTACATTACATCACCTGGAAATACAAACCTCAATGGCGATTATGCTGGCAATGATTGGGTTTTAGCTTCTGGAAATGATGCAGCCACAATTTATTCAGAAAATACAAGCACAGATGCAAATAATGTTCCTACAACCGGCTGGTCACCATCCATAACCATTACAGCTGCGTGATAATTATATGCCAAGATTATCTTTAGGCTTGGGCGTGCAAAACATCCGCAAGGTTGGTGGTGGAGGGACAACGCCTAGCGGAATTGCTTACGCAAACGCATCAGCGGTAGCTATTAGTGCAATAAATTTCACTCTTGCTAAAACATTTTATGGAAATGATGCAAGTATAATAAACTATTGGGGAAGTCCATATCCTACAAATTGGTATGGATTTAGCGATTATAATTATGAATCTGGTACTGGAAATCAAGCAATTTTAGCATTTAATACAACTGCAAATATTTATTATTCGCAACAACCATCTAATGTTCCAGATGTATCACTATCTTCAAATAAATGGTATTTAATAGTATTTTCCGCTGGATTGTATGACTCTGATAGTGGTACGTATCCACCAGTACCAAGCACTGTTTATGTAAATAATTCTACTGGTCAATCAGCAAGCTATATCCCTACATCTAGCTGGTCACCAACAATTACAATTCAGAATGGTGCGTATGCAAATGATGGGGTTAACTTTAATTTTGATTTTGCTGGTTCATCAGATATTTTAATGAAAAATTCAAATACTTTATGGTCAGTCAATATTGATGGAAGTGATTTTACGCTAACTTGGAATTATTTTGTTGCAAATCAATGGGTGTTAGATTGCGATGGAGCCGGTACTCCTCAAGCCGCAAGAGCAACAAACACAAATGGAGGAAGCTCAACATTTATACCTTCAACTGGATGGAGTTATATTATTGGATCAGGACAAGCAATTACTCTTTCACCAGCTTATCCATAATGAACATTGCAATCATGATTTTTTGCCTTGCTTTTGTCTCCTGCTCGCCACGCAAGGTTGACAACAATCCACTTCCTGTATATTCAGACATGGGTGCTGCATCTGACCTTGGATCAACTAGGCCATGAGCGAAGAACAGGTATGGAACATGGAGGTTAGGCTCGCCAGGATGGAGGAGCGTCAGCTTCAGCTTTATGCTATGGTAGAAAGGTCACTTGCTTTTCATGGGGATGTTGCTAATAGATTAGGTGCGCTAGAACACCTTCGGACAAGGCTTCTGGCTGTAGCTGGGCTGATAGGGCTTGCTTGCTCAATGGCCTGGGATGTACTCAAAAATCGTTTAAGCAACTAGGAGACTAAATGGCAACACTTGGAACACAGCTAATCAGCACAAGCTATACACAGCTTCTCAAAACCTATGGAACAAACATAGTTGATGGGACTCTTCGTGCTATTTCAAGTGGCGACGAAGCTGGCGTATCTGCATTGCAAATTTCTACAACCGGCGTAAACAGCACTGGCTCGTTTTCAGTTGCTGGTACGGCCACGGTTGGAACACTCAAGGTAGGCGCATCTGGTCCAAGGCTGACTGCTGTTAGCTATGGCACTGCTACATTTACGCTTTCTACAGTCCAAGCACATAGTGTTCCAGACACAACAACTGGAACATTTGCATTAAATGGATGCGCTCTTGGAGATATTATTTTTGGATCAATAGACACGCTTGGTGCTGCTACTGGAACAATATGCCTTGGAGTTAGCTTTTATCCGCAAACAACAAATGTGGCAAGATATTCAATAATCAATAAAGGCGGAACTGCTGGCACAATTTCAGCAGGAACAATCTACGCAACAGCAATGAGGTTTACAACTTAATATGGCAACAATCCTTAATCGTCAGACGACATTTGCAACCAACGGAACAGTCACTGCGGCTGGTCTGCATAACCTTATTGATAATACTGGAATTTACGCTGGCCTAATTACGACTCAGGATCAGATCGCAAGCGTTGGAAGTTCAGATATGCTTCTGATTGCGGATGCTGACTTAACATCTACATCTAATCCAAATAGAGTTACTGTAGGAAGTATGTTCAATGATGCGTTGAACAATGGAATTTATACGACTGGCAGTTTTACTAATAAGGTAACGGCTGGAAGCTTTGTTGGTAATTTGACTGGCAACGTAACCGGAACAATTATTGGAACTGGTGGGACAATTTCAAGTCTTACAACTGGAACTACTACGTCTACTGCGGCCAACATTACTAACGGAACAGTTCAGACGCTAACGGCGAGTACGGCTAATATTAGCCAAGGTTCTGCAATACTTACCCAAGGTACGATTGCTACGCTGAATAGCACTACTGGTACAATTGCTACGCTGAATTGCACGACTGGAACGATTGCTACGCTGAATAGTACGACAGGCACGATTACAAATCTTGCAGCCACTACTTCCACATTCCTCGGAACAATTACTGGATCTACGAATGTAGTTAACATTGGAAGCGGTCAGATTTATAAAGATGAAACTGGAAATGTTTATCTTGGGGCAACATCTAAGCCTGTATCAGCAGCACTCGCAAGCTTTCAAGTGGTTGGCCAAGGAATGGCATTAGCATCCAATAGTGCATATACTCCACAACTAGGATTATTCGGTGCAAATGCAACAGCTGGAGCTGCACCTTATTTTTTATTTCAAAGATCAAAAGGATCTTATTCATCTCCAACTACAGTTAGTTCTGGAGATTTTATTGGAAGTTTAATATATGGCGGGCATGATGGCACGTCGTATGTAAATACATCAGGAATTTCTTGCTTTGTCGATGGCGTAGTATCGACAGGAACAGTTCCGACTGCATTACAATTTCTAACTGGTTCTACAAGTACAAGTGAACGCCTCCGCATTGATTCGAGTGGCAATGTTGGGATTGGAAATACAGCACCAGTAAACAAGCTTGATGTCGTAGGATCTTTTGGCCGAGGTGCGCCAGTTACAAAGACTGCTGACTTTGCTTTAGCTAATACTGAAAATTGGATTATTGTAAATAAAGCAGCAGCAACTTGCACGGTTACTCTGCCAGCAGCATCATCTTGGACTGGCAGAGAGTTTACAATAAAAACACTTCAAGCATTTACAGTTATTTCCGCAACGGCATCAAGCGTTGTTCCAAGAAATAGCGCAACCCCTGGCACAGCGATACTTGCTGCGGCAGCAGGAAATTGGGCAACTCTTGTTTCAAATGGAACAGCTTGGGTAATTATGTGTGGATCTTAATATGAAATACAATCTAAACATCAAGCAACTTAAAGTTGCAAAAGAACTTGACAATAAGCAAAACTTTGTTGTGCAGATTGATTGGGAATATACTGCGAGTGAGAATGAAGCAAGATGCTCTCGCTATGGAACGGCTTCATTCAACCAGCCAGGAGATTCATTTATCCCATTCGATCAACTCACCGAAAATATTGTAAAATCTTGGGTTACGTCTTCAGTTGATATTGCTGGACTTGAAGCAAGTCTTGCCGAACAAATCAACGATATTCTAAATCCTAAAGTTTCTGTTGTTCCTTTTCCTTGGAATAGCTAAATGACCCTAACTGAAATCGCCCAATACGCAGGCGAGAAGATCGGAAAGACTGATTCCGATACTTTGACCTTCCTGCAAAAGTCAGCATCGCTGAACTATCGACGCGTCTGGAACTTTGCACCATGGCGTGAAACTGTAACAAACTCAACATACACTCTGGCTACAGGAACTCGCACTGTCAGCCTTGGTTCTTTGGTCGAGAATCCATTGTCCATCGCTTACGATAATAGTGAGCTACAGCCAATGGATTTGGCCACGATTGTAAGCCAAGATTCAAACTTGCTTAACCTTGACACAACCGGAACTCCATCGTTTTATTACTTCAAGGGAAGAAACAGCGGCGGGACGGCTCAGGTTGACATTTATCCAACGCTTCAGACAAGCAGCACGGCATTATTGCAAGTGATTGAGAAGCTCCAATGCTTAACTAGAAATAGCTACACAGTTGATTTCCCTCCGTCTGACAGCTCATTGAATGACGAGCTTCGCTTGCCACACGTCAACCACGTTGTTTTGGCGTTAACCCACGCAGACGCGCTTGAGCGTGAGAGACAGTACGGCAAGGCACAGGTTGTTACGCAGGCTGCCAATGCCGACCTAGCTGCAATGGCCAACTACGAATTGAGCCAGGTTGGAGGAATGAAGCAAATCACTCCTAACAGCCTTGGCGAACTTACAATCGAAGAGATCATCTAAACAGCCATGCCGTACTTTGTTGACGCAACGGACGATGTGCTGGCGTTTGACGGCATTCGCAACTTCTCTGGTGGGCAAGCCAGTGGTTTGCAATCAGATTTACTAGCCGAGAACCAAGTCCAAGAGTTGTACAATATGACCCTATCTCCAAAGGGTAATCTGGAGACTCGTGTTGGTGCCACTGACTTTTGCACCAATGCTACAAGCACAAGCAGTTCAGTTGGTGGAATGCGTTATTTTGAAACGTATAATTTTCAACAATTGCTGACTGTAACTGGAGGTAGATTTTATAGCATTCCATCAAGCGGAACTGCTGACATACATCCAGCAGATGAAACATGGGTAGCGACAACAAGAACATTTGGATCTGAACAACGAATGTGGTCTGATGGATACAGCATTGCAATAAGCACTCCAATAAGCTTTGCTCAATTCAACGACAAGATGTATATGGCCGATGCTGATGGCGACCTGCATTTTTGGGATGGTAATAGAGTGACAAGGCAGGGCGGAACCCTTAGGGCTATCACCGTTACAAATGGTGGTGTTAATTATACAAGCGCAACAGCATTGGTTACTGGTCCAGATTGGGGTGGCACAAGTCCGGTAATTACAACGACTGTAGCTGGAGGTGTTGTAACTGAAATTGTTGTATCTGATAAAGGATCTGGCTATTCCGGAGCACCAACAGTAACAATTATTGGTGATGGGATTGGAGCAACTGCAATAGCAACTGTCAGTCCGCCTCCACAAGACTTAAGGCTTTTAATCAACTCTGAAAACAGGCTGATTGGAGTTGGGTCTGGAGAGTTTAGGAATACTATTTATGCTTCGGACATTCTTGATCCGAATGTATGGGATTCATCAAATAGCATCGTTGTCAACGGAGATGACGGAGACGAGATAACAGCAATTGTTCCTTACTACAAGAATCGCATTATTGTTTTCAAGAAACGAAGGATATTCCAGCTTGATATTCCTCCAGGCTCCACATCTGCAACGGATTGGATTGTCTCGCTTATCTCAAACAATACTGGATGCGTTGCCTCCGCAAGTGCTGTTCAAGTAAGTAGCGATATTCTATTCTTGTCAGACAATGGAATAAGATCCTTAGTTCGATCCGTTGCAGACGATTTTACGTCTGTTGGAATACCACTTTCTGAGGTAGTTAAGAATGTTATTCAAGACATAAATACTTCGGCAATACGTCTTTCTACAGCTATATTCTACGATAACAGATACTTCCTAGCAGTACCAACCGGATCAAATGATTACAACGATACGCTGATTGTTTACAATACGGCTCTTGGTGCGTTTGAGGGTACTTGGAGTCCCCAGGTTATGCAGTTCACCCTAACTAATTACAACAACGAGGGGTCAAGGGCGATGTTCAAGAAGACCAATGGCG